GAAGATTATCAAGGCGACGTGGGAGACCATCGCGGCGTCTGGTGTGGCCGGCGTCATCGAGTGGTCTGACAACCTGCCGATTGTGTCGCAGCTTATCGGCATCGCCGATACCGCTGCTGCTGACATTGACGGCGTTACGCGCTCTGCTGTCTCTCGTGCTATCGAGGTCGGCATCGAGCGCGGTTACAGCATCGAGCGCGTGGCTCGCGGCGTGCCGGAGGACGGGTTCCCCGGCATCAACAGCCTCGTCGAGGAGACCTACCGCAACCGAGCGCGCACGATTGCGCGCACCGAGGTCATGCGGGCGCAGAACGCTACCGCTGTCGGCTACTACCGGCAGCAGGGACTCCGCTACATGCGCGCATACGACCCGGACGGTGACCCGAATGACACGTACATCGGCACGGACGGTCGGACGTGCATCCAGCGTCACCGGCAGGTCTACACCGCCGATGACGCCTCGCTGGTCTACTCGCACCCCAACTGCAAGCTGACCTGGACTCCGATCTCGCTTACTCAGGCCGAGGAAATGGGACTCGGCTCTGCTCAGTACGAGACTGTCGAGCGGTCTGCCGTCGTGACCATCACGAAGATTGCTCCGCCGGAATACATGCGCCGGAACGCTCGCCGTGGTCTCGAATGGTATGACCAGGGGCGCGGTGGTAGTGGTCTCGTCGGCAGGACCGTCAGCGAGGCGCGCGACATGGCCGGCGGTTACGTGAGCGAGGACAAGGTCAGGCGCATGGCCGCCTGGTTCGCTCGTCACCGCGTCGACCTCGACTCGGCGGCGAACAGTGACCCGAACAACGACGCGTATCCCGGCCCTGGCGCTGTTGCGTGGGCGCTTTGGGGCGGAGACCCGTTGAATCCTGAGCAGGCTGTCGCGTGGGCGCAGCGCGAGGCTGAAAGGCTGCGAGGCTAATGGAACGCAAGAACGCAACGCTATCGCAGGTCAAGGTCGTCGACGAGTCGCAGGGCATCGTCGAGGCGTTCACCAACACGATGGGTGCCATCGACCTCGACGGCGACATTATCGAGCCGTACGCTTTCGACGAAAGCATCTACGCTAACCTGCCGATTCCGGCGCTGGTCGGGCACGACCCGAATCAGGTCGTCGGCAAGGTAATCGCCGCGCGTCCGGTTGAGATTGGCGACGGCACCGCGAAGCTCTGGACGCGCATCCAGTTCAACCTCGACACGCAGGCTGGCCGCGATGCGTTCTCGAACATCAAGGGCGGGTTCGTCCGCGAGTGGTCGGTCGGCTTCAACATCCCGCAGGGCGCCATCAAGGTCGTCCGCGAGGCCGGCCAGACCGTGCGCCGTATTACCAACCTCGATTGGGTCGAGGTCTCGAGCGTGCTGCGCGGCGCGTCGCCTGGTACGGCGACCATCGCGGCGAAGGCTGCGACGCTGGCGCGCAAGGAGGCGCTGCCGCCTCACGAGACGCCGACCGATGACTCGCCGTGGGATGGGCCATCCGCTGAGGCGCGGCTCCCGCTCGGCGACGGCATGGCATACGAGGACGCGTTCGCGTATGTCGACGATGGTGCTGACCCTGACCTGAAGGGTTCGTACAGATTCATACACCATGAGGTCTCCGCCGACGGCAACGTCGGCGCTGCCAACATCCGCGCGTGCATCACCGGGATTGCAGTCCTGAATGGTGCGCGTGGCGGAACGACTATCCCGGACGCGGACATTGAAGGTGTGTACGAGCACCTTGCGTCTCATCTCCGGGACGCTGGTCGTGAGCCGCCTGAGCTCCGGTCTGCCACGGTATCCGACACGCTTGGCGCCTCGGACACTGCCGCAGAGCTGGCTCTGGCTCGCATTCAACTAGCACGTCTGCTTATGGCAGACACCAACACCGACTAGACGAAAGGTTCCGAAAATGGCTTCTCAGGTTGAGAAGATGCGCGAGAAGGCCGAGGGCCTGCTGGCTCAGGCCGAGGCGGCGATCCAGGCTGGCGAGATCAGCAAGGGCCGCAAGATGATCGAGGACGCGCAGGAGCTCGCCGCTGAGGCGAAGTCTGCGCAGGACGCGGTCGACCAGCTGAAGTTCCTCAAGGGTGAGTTCAACCGCCCGACGAACGACGTGCCGGTTGTCACCGCCGAGCGTGAGATGGACGCGCTGAACATCAAGCGCTCCGACGGCACGTTCCGCTCGCACACGGACGCCAACTTCGTCCCGGCTGGCTACATCAAGGGCCTGTCGCCGGCGATCCAGCCGACGTGGGTTCGCGAGAAGATGGGCGCCAACCTCAAGGCGCAGGCGGACTTCTACGCTGAGACGTTCAAGACCTGGTTCTCGGACCGCACGGTCAACGCGAGCAACTTCTGGCGCACGGCGTCTGCTGCTCAGGTCAAGGCCATGCAGGAGAACACTGACAGCGAGGGTGGCTACTTCGTGCCGGAGGACTACCGCACGAACGTCATCCACAACACCGGTGTTCCTGGCGGCCTGCACCGCCCGTACTGCACCGTCGTCACGACTGGTCTTAAGGACGGCTACTTCCCGACCTTCGGCTCGATGACGTGGGCGGCGATTGCCGAGGAGGCCAGCTACGGCGACAACACGCCGACCGTTGGCCAGGTCTCGTTCACCGTTCGCAAGAGCGGCGGCACCGTGAAGGTCTCCAGCGAGCTGCTCGAGGACGCGCAGGCCAACCTGCCGGCTCTGCTCGCGCAGATCGCTTCCGAGGCTGCTGGCCGCTACGAGGACCAGCAGATCATCGAGGGCGACGGCACGACCGAGCCTGAGGGCATCCGCACCTCGGCGACGGATGGCCCGGCGACTGCGGCGAACAACGCCGTGACCGTCGCTGACTTCCTGGCGTGGTACTTCGACCTGCCGGCGCAGTTCCGCACCAACGCGGCGATCTCGACCTCGTCGAGCTTCCTCGGCTACCTGGCCGGCGTTGGCACGACGGCGGCTGGTGTCCACCTGCTCTCGTCGCTGCGCGAGAACCCGGAAGGCCCGATCGCGGGCAAGCCGGTCATCGCGTTCGACGGCACCGGTTGGGACAGCGGCGCGGCGATTGGCGCGAGCGAGGAGCTCGGTTGCATCGGCGACTGGCGAAACTACTACCTGATCGACCGCGTGGGCATGACGGTTCGCCGTTCTGATGAAGCCTACGTCAACACTGATCAGGTCGGGTTCTTCATGCGTAAGCGTGGCGACGGTCGCGTCGGCCTGGCGGACGCGTTCCGTATCTTCAAGGTCAAGGCGTAACTAACAGCGCGCCGGTCGGCTGGTAACACAGCCGACCGGCGCTCAGACAGGAGTTCAAGATGCCGATGTTCCGGCAGGGCAGCGTGGGGTCTACCCCGTTTGCTGCTATCCCGCCTCTGGCCGCTGCGCGCGCTGGTACGGTCAATCCGGCTGGCGGGCTCTCTGACGCCATCGACGGCACTAACTACAAGAGCGGCACGCTTGTTGTTTACGTTGGCAACATGACCGCCACGACTGGCGCGTGCGCCGCTAAGGTGCAGGCGTCTGACGCTTCCGGTGGTACGTATGCCGACATTAGCGGCGCGGCTGTCGCCGGCTTTGGTCCGTCTGACGACAACACCGTGCAGTACGTCGACTTTGACTTCCCGGCTGGCAAGCCGTTCGTCAAGGTTGTGCTGACTTCCGGTGCTGCAACTGACGTTACTTCCGCTCAGATCGTTCTGCACGGAGACATGCGCGTCTAATGCCGAAGTACCTCTGCACCATCTCTCGGCGCATCGCTGACAACAGCTACCAGGCCGGTCTCGAATACGAGCTGGCCGCTGATGTGGTGCAGCGGTACGCCGGTTACTTCAAGGCTATCTCTGGAGGCTCTCAGGCTCCGATTATGGCATCGGAGTATGACGAGCCGACCGAGACTACCGAGGCGCCTGACGAGGGCGCAGAATCGGCCCCTAAGCGGCGAGGGCGCCGATTCTAATGCCGGCTGCAGGCGTCCCCCTCCCGCCTGCGCTGCGCGACCTGCTGGCCTGCGTGTTACCTCTCGCACGCAGGTCAGCAGGCTCGTCACGGCGGAAGCCGTGGGCAATCCGAAACGTGAGGGACGAGGACAAAATGCTAGCGGCTGAGGTGACGAAGTGAGCGCGTTCCACGTCTATCACAGCTATTGCGACCTCGACACGTTCCGCGCATACCTGGCCGGTTCTAACTACTCGTCCGGTTGGTCTGCAGATTCTGACGTGCTGCTCAAGATTCTTGAGCACTCGTCTCGCATCATCGACGACTACGTTGGCGATGGCACGTTCGGGCCGACCGTCGAGACGAGGCTCTACGACCTCGGCTCCGGCGACCTGCGCTACGACCCGCGCTCATACGAGCGCGCTGTCGGCATCGCAACGTCCGAATACCGCGCGTCGGTTGTCCCGCTCGACCGCTGGCTGATCTCTGCGACGACGGTCACGGCATACGCTGACTCGGCGCGCACGACGAGCCAGACGCTGACGTCGGGGCTGGCGAACGACTACATCCTAGAGCCGTACAACAATATCCCGAAGTACCGACTGAAGCTCACCGAGAACACGACTAAGGCGCTTGGCGCTGGACAGCAGGTGCTGTCGATTGCCGGGACGTGGGGTTGGGATGATCGCTCTCACTCTAGCGGCGCCATCGACGGTGCTATCAGCTCGACAACCGCGACGAGCGTTGTCGTCACCTTGGTCGGCACGCTGGCGCCTGGTGTCACCATCAAGGTCGACAGTGAGCAGATGTACGTGACGGCGGTGTCGAGTAACAACAAGACGCTGACCGTCATCCGTGGCGTGAATGGCACGACCGCTGCCACGCACCTGACCGCGACGACGATCTACCACATCGACTATCCGCAGGACGTAACTGTCGCCTGCATGGAGATTGCACGGTCTCAGTACCGCGACCGCGACATGGGTATCGTCGAGAGCATCGGCACGACCGAGCAGAGCATCACTACGCGTAGCGGTGCGCAGATGCAGGACACGCTCAAGACGCTGAATCACTACCGGACGTACATGCCGGCTGCCGGGCTGGTGTTCTAGTGACGACCATTACCGTCTCCGGTCCGCTGTTCTCGCCGAACGTCGAAGGCAAGGTGAAAGACGCCGTGCGCTCCGGTCTGTTCGACGTGGCGGTCGAGATTACCGGCGACGTGCAGGAACAGCTCTACGCTGGCCACGGCTGGCGCACCGGCAGGCTGCGCGGCAGCATCGCCGCTCGCCAGTTCTCCGACCTCGGGTTCGAGGTCAAATCAGGCGCGCTCACCGGCGAGCCGGTCGAGTATGCCTACTGGGTGGAGACCGGACGACGCCGTGGCATCCAGACGCGATTCCCCGGCTATCACATGTTCGAGGAATCCTGGCGCAAGTGGCAGGCTAACCGCCGGCGCATCGAGCAGATCATGGGGCGAGCTCTCGTGAGGGCGCTCTCGTGAGCCGCGCAGGTGTCATCACAGCAATCGAGACCGCGCTCGGCACGGTCACGAATCCGACGTTCACGATGACGTACATCGGCGAGCCGCTGTCTGCCCCGACGACGCCGATGGCGGCGTTCTGGCTGTCGCAGCACCGCGAGGACTTCACCACGCTCGGCGACTCGTCAACGGTCGCGGAGTTCACCATCCGCGCGTATTGGCGGATGCAAACGTCGCCGGACGTGCGGGAGACCATCGAGGCCGAAATGTGGGATGCGGTGGTCGGCATCAAGACCGCGCTCCGCGCTGACTCGGCGCTTGGTGGTAACGCTACGGACTCGCGGCCTGGCGACGCATCGTTTGGATACATCGAGATTGGTGGCAACGTATTCCGAATCGCCACCATACCGTTTGAGGTCAACATCTACGGCGAAAGCCCGATTACGCCGTAAGGAGTAGCACATGGCGAAGCAGAGCGGTCTCGGCGTCCGGCTGTATGCCGCAGGGTATGACCTGAGCGGCGATGCCAACGCGCTCAACAACATGGGGTATTCACAGACCATGCTGGACGTGACAAGCCTGCAAGATTCGGCGATGGCTCGCATCGCCGGCCTGTCGGATGGCACGGTCACGGTCAATGGCTGGTTCGAGAAAACCGGCGACCATGCCGCATGGACGAGCAACAGCGGCAAGCTGCCGAGCGCCGACCAGGTGGTCGTCGTCGGGTTTGGCACCGCGCTCGGCGACGCCTGCCTCGGCATGAAGGCGAAGCAGGCCAGCTACAACGTGACGCGCGCTCCCGGCAACGCGATTGCGACGGTAGCCGAGTACCAGAGCACGGCAGGCCAGCAGCTCGACTTCGGCGTGCTGCTCACGACTGGTCCGAAGCAGACCGACGCAAGCGCAACTGACTCGACCAGTGTCGACCAGACAGCCGGAACGAGCGCAGGAGCGGTCGGCTACATCGAGGCTATGTCGATTGGTTCCGGCTCGGCGACGGTCAAGATTCAGAGCTCGACCAACAACACGGTCTGGTCTGACCTCATCACATTCACCGCTGTAACGGGGCAGACCTCGGAGCGCGTTGCTGTCACCGGCACCGTCAACCGATACGTCCGCGTGATCAGCACCGGAACGTTTACCAACCTTGTGTTCGTCGTCGGGTTCGCCCGGCTCTAGTTAGGAGATAGAAATGGCAAAGCAGAGCGGTCTCGGCGACTACTTCGCGGTGGACAACAGCGCCGGCGCGCTGAAGGACATTTCGAACGACGTCACCAACATCACGGTAAACGTCGGGCAGAACCTGCTCGACATTACCGGCCTGGACAAGAGCGCGATGGAGCGTCTGATTGGTCTCTCCGACGGTTCCTTCCAGGTGAACGGCGTGTTCAACGCGTCTGCGAATCAGGCTCACAGCGTGTTCTCGACGCGTACCGGAACGCGCACCGTGACTTACGCTATTGGTGGTAACACCGCCGGGAACCCGGTGCTCTCGATGGAGTGCCTAGTCGACAGCTACAACCTGACGCGCGGTAACGATGGCTCGCTGACGTGGACGGCTGGCCTGCAGCTGCAGAGCGGCACAGTCCCGACGTGGGGCACCGTCTAAGCCATAGGAGGAGGGGAATATGGCATACCGTCTCGACCGTCGGATTGCGGTACTAGAGTTTGACGAGCAGGGTCTACAGGACACGGAAATCCGCTGCAAGGTGGACGTGCCGATGTGGATTCTGCTCGACATTCAGGCATCACTGGCAAACGGGGAAATCCAACGTGGTATTGACCTATTTGCAGAGAAGGTGCTCGTGAGCTGGACGATTGACGAGGAAGGCACCGCAATCCCGGCGACGGTGGATGGGATGCGAGAGCTTCCTATTGGCATCGCGCTCAGGGTTGTTGGCGCATGGTTGAAGGCGGCGGTCGAGCTCCCTTTGGCGTGAGCGCCGATGTTGCGCGTTGGCGACACGTCGGCGGTGGTACTGATAAGAACGGCGTCGAGGTTGATATGCCGGTTTATTTGCAGCAGGCAATCCTAATAGACGGCATCGCTCGCCGGTATGGGGTGCTACCGTCTGCTGTAATGACCGAAGATGCGCGCGTCATGCACATTGTCGCATTGACG